TATGGCAAGGAAGTCAGACTGGCACTAACCGATTCACGGGCATCTTCTTCCCTTGGTCAGCCAACGAAGACAGAGGCGAAGACTGGTACGAAGCGCAGGCTAAAGAACTTCCCGACTGGCAGTTGCATCAAGAGTACCCATCTAACCCAGATGAGGCTTTCATTCGCTCTGGACGTCCTGTATTTGACATTGAGGCACTTCACCGCCAAACAATAGAAAAACCTCAACGAGGCTATTTAAAAGAATTGCAATCGGGACTGAACTCTTATATCTATGAGCAAAATGGCGGAAGCCTTAAAATATGGAAACTGCCAGTACATGAAGGCGTGTACACAGTCGGTGCTGACGTAGCAGAAGGTCTGGCTCGTGGAGACTTCTCTAGTGCTCACGTCATCAATGCTAAATCTGGACAGATTGTTGCCCATTGGCACGGACACATTGACCCAGACAAATTTGGTGAAATCCTGTATGGTCTAGGCTACTTCTATAACGGAGCACTCGTTGGCGTTGAGTCCAACAACCACGGTCTCACCACTCTGACCAGCCTACATAAAGCAAACTACCCCAACCTCTACCGTCAACGACGACTTAATCAACGCAATGCCGAAGCCTCAGAAACCCTAGGTTGGAGAACCACCACCCTGTCAAAGCCCCTTGCGATTGACGAACTCAACGCAAACATCAGAGATGGCGTGCTAGAGATTAACGATGAAAACACCATAGCCGAACTCAAAACCTTTGTTCGTGACGACAACGGCTCTACTCACGGGTCACCTCACGACGACTGCGTAATGTCTTTAGCCATTGCTAACCAGATGCTTAAGTTCGTTTGGCACGCAGAATACCGCCCAAAGATTGAAGCGCCCATCTTTTCCTTTGACTGGTTTGCCTCCAAGGTGGAGAAGCCAAAGGCGCAGAAGTTTGTTATCGGGTCATTTAACGTCCCATAAGCCTAGTCAATGTAAGAAAAGTGCTATTAGATAGGAGAATACATGAAAAATTGCATCTGTGGAAACTCTATTACCTCTGAAAACGACCTCAAGAGAGGTCTTTGCTTTGCATGTCACATTAAAGGAGTCCGATTGGGCTTCTCTCACGGGCGTGAAGCGTTCTCTGGACCGACTATTCGTGAACAACAACGCTATTACGAGGATTCGCCAGCGTTCAAAGCAGGAAGAATTGAAAAGATACCAGCACGGGCTGAACTAATTTAACATGGAGCCAGTCTGGGTTACCCTAGTTGTCGCGTTTATTGTAGGACCTTTAGGTGTAATCATTAATAACTTGCGTAAAGAGAACAGTTCTCAGCACGCCGAATCCAGGGAATTGCTAGAGCAAGTAATAAAAACAGTTGACAAGGTAGATAACCGACTAGAGGGTCATATTGATTGGCACCTCACCAAGGAGAAATGACATGCCCGAAAAGAAATCACCAAACCCATCTTTAACCAAGGCTTATGAGAAGGCTACAGGAGACGGTCCTATTGAGACCACTCTTGAATTGACAGAAGCAGAAATCAAAAGAATGATTAGAGCAGCAGACAAAGTAATCCTTGACGCTGCTGACACCGCAAAGAAAGTTCCTGGAGCAATAGTTGATGCTGCTAAGACAGTTGTAGGCGCAGGAATTGATGGTGCAAAAGCAGCAGGCAAGAGTTGGCTAGGAGCCGTCAAGTCGCTTGGTTCATTCCTTACTAGTAGTGGCGGTAGTGCTAATAACGTTTTTAGTACTTATGTACCACCAAAACCAAAAGGTGATACAACACCACCAAGCATGGCTCCCTTTCCTAGACCTACGAAAGAGCCTTTTCCGCCATATGTCAACCCTGACCGAATTGATAAGGCAAAGCCTAAAATTAAAGCCGCCAAGCGCATTCCGCCAACTGAAGGAATGCTCCCTCGTACGCCCGTTCCTAAGCGTAACACAGCACCTCGCAAACCACGCCCTAGCGTACTACCTGGGGAAACTATTCCCCCAACAATGTAAGGAGAAACAATATGCCCGATAAATCATTAATGGAAAAGGCTTACGAAGATGCACTGGCAGGTAAAGATGCTGCTAAGGCTGAAGCACAAGCCAAGGAAAATGCAGTCAAGAAACAAAATACTGCTAATATCGCCAAAAAGAAGGCTGCTCCTCTAGACCCTAAGTTTGGAATGCCAGCAGCAAAAAAGCCTAGCCCAGCAAAAGGTATGCCTTATTAATGGCTGCTAAAAAGAAAGCACCAACACCTTGTTGGAAAGACTACGAGATGGTCGGAATGAAGAAGGGTAAGGCTGGAAAGCCCGTACCTAATTGTGTTCCAAAGGCTAAAAAGGGTAAATAGTGGCATCTGAGGCATGGACTCGCAAAGAGGGTAAGAACGCTAAAGGTGGTCTCAACGAAAAAGGACGCAAGTCCTACGAAGAGGCTAATCCTGGTAGCGACTTGAAGGCACCAGTTAAGTCTGGTGACAACCCACGACGCGCTTCATTCCTAGCCCGCATGGGCAATATGCCTGGTCCTGAGCGTGACAAGGATGGAGAACCTACACGGCTGCTTCTTGCTTTGTACGCTTGGGGTGCTAGGTCTAAGGCAGATGCTCGCGCAAAAGCAAAGGCTATCTCCGAGCGTAATAAGAGAAAGGACAAGTAATGGCTTCAGCAGACCAAATGGAAAGAGAACGCCGTCGTCTTGCCTTACTTGAATTGGCTACTCAACGCGCCGATGCTCAGCAAGAATATCAAAACTCTCTTATGGAAGAGCGAAGAATAGGAAGTTTTAGCGAAGGCACACCACGACCACCAGAACCTAATCGTGGGTTTATGGATAATCTTAAAGGTCTTGGTTCTATGATAGGCGATACGGCATTGTCGCTTGTTCCTGGAACACAACAATCAGAAGACTTATCATATTTACTTCAAACAAGTCCTGAAGACATTCCTCTTGGTGTACTTAAGAGTTTTGCAAGCACAGGTTCAAACGTTGCTGATTTACTCCCTTATATTGATACTGGTGTACAAGGCAATAACTACGCTGCAGCATATAGGAGTGGAGAAGGCTTGAGCATGGGCTTAGAAGACATTCTTAACTTACTTGCCGTAGGAGCCGCTGGAAAAGCAGTCAATGCTGGAGCGACAGCAAGAATGGGTGTGACGCCAACAGAATTATTTGCTAGCAGATTAGGAATTGCGCCAGCAATAGCAGCAGAAGCATCTGTACCAAGCCGACTAAATGCCATTTATGAATTTATGCGTAATCCAGACCGATTAGAAGCAATCAATAACCTACCTCTTCCAGATTTGTCTACTGCTCCACCAACTTTTACGGTTAAAGGCAAAGACATGATGAGCCTACTAGATGAAGGTTATAAGTCTAAATATAACGAAGGAGGCATGTCTTCAATGGAAGGCATTTACCCCGACTATGATAACGTGCGAGCATCTGCTGAATTAGATAAATTTGCAGGTCAACAACCCAAGTATGGTTTTGCTTCTGGAGATGACTTTTCTCCGTATGATATGCGACAGCGTTATGGTGGTTCTAGCGCAACAGTCAATCCAGGTACTCCATTAGAATACAACGCGTTTGACCCATTGAATTTATGGGAAGTTGATACTCGTTTAAATAGACCAATGACGGTTACTCCTGGAGATTCTTTTGATGTAGGCAGTATGGATGTTAGACCTTACGACAGAATGAGCCTAGATAACGCCGAAAGAATAAAAGAAAGATTAAATAACGAAAGATTTATGGGTGAAAATAGTTTGAATTATAACGAAGTTCAAGTGTATGGAGACGCACCTATTTCTCCTGACGATTTAATGAGTTTTACTTTAAACACCGTAGATGGACAAGCCTTGTTACGAGCAGGAAGAACGCCAGAAATAGTTCTTCAAGGTTTAAGTGAAAACATTCCTATAGCAAAAAGATTAATTGACGAAGGTAGAAGTTTTACAATTAAGATTAGAGAAAGCGGTTCAAGGGGCACTCAAGAAGTAATAAAAACACTTGAGGGTCAAGAGGCTTTAGATTATTTAATTAGACAACAACGAGTAATGAAATCTATTGTTGGTCCTTACCGACGACAGGTAATGAGAGAATCACTTTATGACGAAGGTTCGTTATGAAAACATTAGGAGATAAGTAACATGGATTATAAAGACACACCAATCGGCAAAGCCTTTACTATTGCAATCAACGTTGGCGAAGCATCAGGTGAAGAAGGTCACGATGGCATGGAGTACGTGACGAACCCAGTTATTAAGTTGGCTCCAGCAGAATCAATGTATGTTGCTGCTATGCACGAAATCGTTGAGATGCACGGCAAGTTGTCCGACGAAGACGACAACGGAATCTATGTTGGCTATGTTGGTCCAGAAGATAACAAAGAAAATGCATCCAAGGGAGTCATGTGTGGCAACTGTGCTTTCTACTGCCCCATGGAAAAGAACTGTCACATTATTACAATCAAAGTCAAGCCTGGTGGTTACTGCCGTTTAGCAGCCATAGGTGAAGGCTTAGTTTCTATGAAGGAGAAATAAAATGGCAAGACAATCACACTCGGAACTACTTAATGAATACCGTCAACGATACGGCAATTCACGACGCATAGTTACCGACAACTATTCACAAACGTGGGCACGTCTCATTAACCTGTACCGCGGAAAGCAATACAACAACGCTGTCCCCTTTGACAGAATGCTTGTTAACATGGCTTTTGCTACTATCAACATCCTGTATCCGTCAGTATCTATTGGTCGCCCAAAGATTATTGTTAGTCCTCGTGGACCAGAAGACGCTGACCAGTCAGTTATTGCTGAAGCAATTGTCAACTACTGGTGGGAACACTACGAATGCCAAGAAGAGTTTCAGTTAGCAGTACGAGACTTTTTGATTATTGGTCACGGATGGGTCAAGTCTGGTTACCGTTACGTTGAAGAAGATGTTGTCGTAGAAGATACAGACGACGAAGCAGCGGACAAAGACAAGCCTACTAACTTTGCTGAAACTGATATTGTTGTTACGGAAGACCGTCCATTCATTGAGCGCATAGACCCATTCAACATGTTTGTTGACAGTCAAGGCACCACGATGAAAGATATTCGTTGGATTGCTCAACGTATTCGTCGCCCCCTTAAGGACGTTAAGAACGATAAGCGTTATGACTATTCGGCTCGTCAAGAAGTAACTGCTAGTTCTTATACGGACACATGGCAAGTAAATGGTTCTGGACGTTCGCAGACTCTTTATAATGACATCAACGCTCAAGAGGCATATTGCGACATTGTTGAGTATTACGACATTGCCAAGAAGACCATGTGCGTGTTCTCTGCTGATGGCGGAGACAAGTTCTTAGTTAAGCCTCAGGATATTCCTTTTGCTTTTGGTCATCCTTTTACAATGTTACGGAACTATGACATTCCAGGCTTCTTCTACCCAATGGGTGAACTAGAGGCTATTGAACCGTTGCAGTACGAACTCAACGAGACTCGTACACAGATGATGAACCACCGTAAGCGTTACAGCCGTAAGTACTTGTTCAAGGAGAATGCCTTTGATGACTTCGGTCGTGCTGCACTTTCCTCAGATGAGGACAACGCCATGGTTCCTGTTAAGGGTGATGAGAACATTTCTAATGTCGTTTACCCGATGCCTGCCCTAATTAACCCACCTGACTTTTATAATCAGTCATCACTTATTCAGGCAGATATGGACAGAGTGTCAGGTATCTCTGATTACCAGCGTGGTGTATTGCCAGAAGTTCGCCGTACGGCTACAGAAGCAACCATCTTGCAGGGTGGAGCAGATAGTCGTGCAGCAGAGAAACTAACCATCATTGAAAAGGGTATTGCCAAAGTTGCATCACGCCTTATCAAACTAGCCCAGCAGTTCATGACAGAAGAACAAACTGTCCGTGTACTAGATAAGCCAGGTAAGTGGGCTTGGGTTAAGTTTGGTCCAGAGTACATTGATGGAGACTTTGACTTTATGGTTGAAGCAGGTTCTACTGTCCCAATGAATGATGGATTCCGTCGTCAACGCGCACTACAAATCGTTGACTCCATGGCACCGTTTGCTCAAGCAGGAGTAATCAAACTAGACATGTTAGCCAAGTTGGTTCTTGACCAAGGCTTTGGTGTTAAGGATATTGAGAAGTATCTGAACCCACCACAGGAGGAAGCACCTCAAGAAGAAGGCGCACCACCTCAAGCACCACCCGCTGGCGCACCAGAAGACATGTCTGGCATTCCACCCGAGATTGCAGCAATGATTCAAGGAGGCGGAGAAGCACCATTGCCACCAGAAATGGCAGCACAGGGCGCACCACCAGCAGGTTTGCCACCTGAACTTGCAGGATTACCACCTGAACTACTTGCTCAGATTATGGGAGAACAAGGAATGGCTCCTGAACAAGGCGCACCTCCGATGCAAATTCCACCAGAACTAGCACAAATACCTGGTAGTGAGTTGATTCCGCCTGAAATCTTAATTCAATTACCACCTGAACTGTTACAGGAAATTGTAACACGAGGTGGATTCACGCCTGAAGTAATTCAGGTTTTAGTTGAATCAGGAGTGCTACCAGCACCACCAATGTAAGAAAAGTGCTTTATATGTAGGACAACCATTTGAAGGACGGAACCTACATATGATTAACGAAGAAAATTATGCTGATATTGAAGTAGACCAACCCCTAGACGAATTTGAAGATTCGGAAGGACAAGTTGATTATACCGATGAGGAAGCAGTTGAGTCCGAGTTGGACGAAGACTATTACCCTGAATATTTAGACCTTGATGAGTACGGCAGTAAAACTGTGGTTATCAAGATAGATGGGGAGATGGTTGAAGTACCGCTCAGTGAGGCTCTTGCTGGATACCAGCGTCAATCGGATTATACCCGTAAGACACAGGAACTCAGTAAGCAGAAGCAAGATGTACAAACGGCATCGGCGTTAGCGGAAGCGTTATCCCGAGACCCGCAAGGAACTCTCAATCTGCTGCAGCAACACTATGGAGTTAGCCAACAGAATGTCCAAGCCTCTTATGAGGAAGA